CCTCGCGGGGCCCTCCGACGTCAAGTGTGTTTTACAGTGAAACTCTGTAACCCCTGTGGTTTTATCCATAGGGAGATAACAAAATGTGTTTAAGGTTTCCCTTAAATGCACATGATACGTTCCAATGTAACGTGAATACACCTCTGACGTTTGTTGGTGCCTACCAAGGCACCCTCTTCTGAGTCTGCATACAAATGGAGAACCATCAAGTGACTGTTGTCACACTTCCTGAAAGGCACTACTACCAGACCTTATTTAGAACTTTTAATAAGTTCTCTGGGCTTGTAGAGTCGGTAAACTCGTCGGTTTCTAACCTCGAGACTACCACTATAACCAAGGGTGGTCCTATTAAGGACTATAAACTTCGAATCTCATTGGGTGAAGAAGCCACGACGTCACTTTTTGTGTCGTCGAAGGTTTATCAAACCGATGATGTATTCGTCGCAGGTTACCATGGGCATGAGCCCTCGTTCCCTGGCCTTGATTATGCTTGGTCGGAAGCTAGAGGGATGCCGGATTTTCTTCCGGGTCTCTCTGTCGATGGCGTTTCCGTAAGTAAGGCAGACACGGCCGCACTCACTAAACTATCTTCTCGCATCAACGACGCATATACCAGTTTTCAAACTGGTGTGTTTGTTGGTGAGTTGAAGGAGACGGTTCACCTTGTGCGACATCCGTTACAAGCTTTGCAGCATGGCCTGATTGGACACCTGAAGCTCGTTGTAAAACGGGCAAAAAGGATTCGTCATGGTCGTGTTATGGCAAAGATGGTAACTCAAAGCTGGCTAGAGTTTCAGTATGGCGTACGCCCACTGCTGGCTGACATTGACAATGGTGCCGAAGCGTTGTCCGAGTTTGTCATCGATCCGCTTAACCGTGAATTCAAAACGGTTACTGCGCATGGTGATGACGAGGCTGCCGCGGATAAATCCAATGTTCTTTGTACAACTGCATCGGGATACGCTAATGCTTACGCGAATGTTATTGCGCGTAACAAAGCTACTGTAAAATACCTAGTCTGCTTGGGAGTAACACCGTCCGTGCGCAGTTGCGCCTTCGGTAAGCTTGGGATTACTTTCTCAAGTTTTGTACCAACTCTTTGGGAGTTGATACCTTACTCGTTTGTCGTTGATTACTTTTCCAATGTTGGAAACGTAATACAGGGTCTCGCCAACATCAGCGCCTCTCGGCGTTGGGCTGTTCGTTGGGTTATTACCGAAAGCCAGGAAGAAGCTAAAAACTTCTCTCTTGGTAAATCGGTAAATCCAGCGATTTTGCAAGTGTGCTCTGGTGGCTACAGTTCCGTCAAAACAAGAACTATTTCTCGGGTTCCTTACCTAGGCACTTTTGTACCGGATCTCCGGTTTGAAGTACCTGGCTTGGCGTCCTTGAAGTGGGCAAACCTTGCTGCATTAACAGCGCAGCTTGCTCTTGCTAGACGTGTTGTCCAAACCCCCTCTCGGAACAAACTTATCCTTTTAAGGAAAGGTACGTTCTAGAGGTACAATAGGAATCGTTTATGACGTTTGTATCAGACCTCTCCGTAACTGGAGGTGCTCAGACTGGGTTCACTTCTCCGGTGTGGATCCTTGTTGCCGACACGCCCCCGAATGCTTATAGCAAGCAGTATGCTTGCACTAGCTCGACGGGAACTGTCGGTGTACAGCGATATCACACAGGGAGCGATCCGTTTACCGTTACGATGGAACGCCCAGCGTCGTTCAAGACGCCAGGGACCGTCAATCCGGCAACCGGCCAGCTCGGTAACGTTCAGCGCAACGTGTTCACGTTTCGGGTCAGAAAAGGCGTTAAGCCTCTCTCTGGCCAGAGCCCGCAAACCATGCAAATGGAGATGAAGATCTCCATCCCTGCTGGTGCGGACTCAGCGGACGCGGACAGCATTCGCGCGGCTCTCTCTCTCTTAATCGGCCAGCTCAACGAGCAGTCGGCCGGTATAGGCGATGCGCTGGTCTCGGGAGTCCTCTAAACCTCTTTTAGTCTCCAAATAGGAGTTATTTATGAAGTTCGAGTTATCCTATGGCCAAGAAGAGACGTACCTTTCACAGATCGATAAGGGAAATCGGTACCCGCCGTACCTTCTGGACACAGAAACCGCTAACCGCGGCAATGCGCTCAGAAAGAAAGCGTCGTACAATACGATTGTCTTTACATCTGTTTCGGATGGTCTTGCTTCTAGCATCAGTACTGACTTTATTCTTGCGAGTAAAGTATTGTACCGCGGTGAACTGTCCAAACTTGGATGCCACTTTAGCCGATTTATTTCGGACGTTGAGTGGCCTGGGTTTGATACAGTAGATCCGTGCTACCTCATTCAGTTAATGAATGGGGTGATCCGCACTTGTTGTGAAGATGTTGAGGGGGTTGCTCTCTTGAACCTTTCTGGGTTCCTTAGTGGCAAGACCCCTGTCTTCTTATTAGTGCAGAAAAGTCATCAGGCTTGGCTCCCGTTCGGCCGTAATTGGCCAGATGCGGAGCATATGTCTGATATAGACTTGAGAGTGTAGCTAACGTTAGGAGATCGCTCATGAGCCATTTTTCTGAGCTGCTCTTTCTTGACCTGTTAGAGGACCTTCGGGACGTAGCTCCTGGCGTTGAGCCAGAGCCAAATCCTTTTATGTCCAGCTCCACCTATGCTGCTAGCTCGCTCGTACGGTCCTTCTTGAAGAAATTCGAGGATGACGCAACGGGCGCGGCTGACAGTGCGGCGATAGCTGACTTCTACGAGACCAATGGTCAAGTAGGAGGATGGACACTGAAAATGGAGTCTATGCTAGACGAGCAACTAGTGGGCGAGTTTTGCCAACTCGTACATCAGTTTACTCAGCCGGGAAACCGGCGTCCACTGGTCTTCTCCCTTGAATCGATACTTGATCGAGCAAGGATGGGACCGGGGTCGTCTATTGGTGCTGTTGGAGATGACTTCTATACGAAGTTATTCTCCTCACCATTGACAACCACATCAGAGGGCCTCTATGGCTGTTATGCCAACTACGTAAACCTCTCTGGTACCTGGGCGGTTGCTGAAAGCTTCCGTTCCGGGCACTTTGGAGAGGCTCGTATAGTAGCAGGTAATAGGCTTTCCTGCGTTCCGAAGAACGTCAACATTTCACGAACGATATGCACCGAACCTTCGCTGAATATGTTCTATCAGCTTGGGCTAGGTGACCTAATGGTCGATCGGCTTAAATCCTTTTTCGGGATTGACCTATCGATTCAACAGGCTCGTAATCGTGATCTTGCTGAAGCCGGTTCCTTAGATTTTAAGGTAAACCGTAACCCACCAGAAGATGGTTTGGTTACGATAGACCTGTCTAAGGCATCCGACTCTATCGGCCTCAAAATGCTTGAAAGGACGTTCCCACGCGATTTTCTCGCGTGGTTGCGTCTGCTCCGGTGTAGAGAGACTGAAATGCCAAATGGCGACAAGGTGCAACTGAACATGGTATCTACGATGGGGAATGGTTTTACATTCCCGTTGCAGACTATGATCTTTTGCTGTGTTGTGGAAGCGTGCCACAGGGTATGTGAATACCCGGCGGAACGTGGCTCTTGGGGTGTGAACGGCGATGATATAATTTGCGGCAAGTTTGTCGCACCTTATGTTAATCGCTTACTAGCGCTCCTTGGGTTCACGGTCAACGCATCCAAGTCCTTCCTTGAAGGACCGTTCCGCGAGTCGTGTGGGGCTGACTTCTTTCAAGGTCAGCCCGTTAGGGGCGTTTATATCAAAAGCCTCAAACATCCACATAACCGCTATGCCGTCATTAACCAACTAAACCTATGGCAAGTGCGTCAGGGATTGAAACTCCCCCGCACAACCAAAAGGCTCGTTAACTCAGTTAAGTACCTTCCGGTACCACTCTGGGAAAACGATGATGCTGGTATTAGGGTACCATTCCGTCTAGTCAAAGACATGCGAGTGCATAAGGAGCTTCAAAGCGTCATATATAGACGTTGGGTTCCTCGTCCACGACACATGACTATAGGCGACGACGGAGTGATATCTTACCCGCGATTTGCGAAGGAGAGGGTCTATAACCCCTCTGGCCTCCTAATCGCGTTCTTAAACGGCAGTATAGACCATGGTAGAATAAGCCTGCGTCAAAAACAGGTGAAGTACCATGCTAAGGACGGTGTAGCCCCATCTTGGGACACACCATGCGACGCGCTGGAATTGTCTACCAGCGAGTCGGTAGAACGCTTGGTTAGCGTTCTCGAGGCAGCTTTATAGTGCCTCAACCCCGG